GGAAAGTGCATGGTATTCTGGCGAAGGAGAGAGTTTGGGCGGAAGTTTAAACTTGAAGCGGGGGGGCAATGCCCCCCGACCCTTGGGTTCATCCAAGGCCAAGCCGGATATCGTTGGGCTGATCTCGAAGGTCAACCAATTTCCCATGATGGTGAAAACTACGCAGGGCGTTGCCGTTCCGGAAACTTTGTGTCAGGAGCAGCACCAGGTCCTAAATACGAAAACATCGAGCCAGTCCTCAGGGATTTGCTGCATGACGACCGAGGTGAAAGCCTCTACGCCTGGCCCAATCGCGGTCCTCGCGCAGAGCGCGATAGCTTCAGGTACCAGCGTGGACGATACCAACAAACCAAGTGGTTCGACTGGTTCCAAGCAATCTGCCCCAAAAGCGGAAAGCGCGGACTGGGAGAAAATTTTGCTTCAACAGGAAGCACACTTGCGGAAAATGGAGTCAACATGCATGGAACTGACGCTTGCACTCGCCAGAGTTGTCAGCAATCAAGAGAAGAGACCTTCGCAAGTTTCGACTCCAGAGAGCGCAGTAGGTACCTTGCCGCAAGGCGATGGTTCAATGTCTTCGCAGACAAAGCAGCTCAATGCGGTCAATTCGAAATCTCAGAAGCGGAAAGCCAAGGCGAAAGCCAAGGCCGATGCCAAGAATCTCGAGACCACGCATTCCACCACATCTGGTGCATCGCCCAGGAGTCCGCAAAACTCTATGGCGTCTGCGGGCGCGTCCACAGCAGTATCTTCAGAACCGAAAGGGAAGGAGAAAGAGCTGAAGACGCCAGAGTCTCTCAAGGCTCAAGTGCACCCGCAAATGTGCCAATGCGAACCTTGCAAGAACAAGAGGGCCAGCTCCGATCATGGGGCGATGTCCACGAGCTCTTAAAGGGTGTAGTGGCCTGTGCAGTGAGGGATTCCATCCCCGGTGTGCCATACACTGCATTTGGGGCTACGAATGAGGACGTCATCAGGGTCTTAGGTGACGATCTTCTTATGGCACTATATGAACGACTTGTATTGCTGGCTCGTACTGAGCCAGAAGCCTTCCTAGCGACGATTGAGAAATTGATCAGAGCAGGGTTGGTTGATCCTGTGCGACTGTTTGTGAAACAAGAACCACACAAGATGAAGAAAGTGAGGCTCAATCGTTGGCGCTTGATATGCGCTGTGAGTATCATTGATTCGCTTGTTGAGCGGTGTCTCTGGCAGAAATGCGCGAAAGAAGAGATCAAGAATTGGAAGACCATTCCCAGTAAACCTGGAATGGGTGCGACTGATGAGATGATTTCTTTTCTTGCTGACAATATGAATGAGATGCTGCTTAAGGGTGGTTTGTTGGACACGGACGTTGAAGCGTGGGATTGGCAACGCAAGTGGTGGTTGTCGTTCAGTACTGTGTTGACTTTTGTGATCCAAGCTGACCTTGTCGCTGGTGAATACCTAAATGCCTCTTTTGCGAGAGAAATTGTTGCGTGTGATCCTATGATGAGTTTCAGTGATGGTCTGATGACTGGAGTAAGTGATTGCTTTGGTCTCATGCTGTCTGGACGATTTGTCACCAGCTGTTTCAACTCTAAAGGGAGAGTAAATCTTCACACTGCTGTCGGTACTAGAGGCATTGCCATGGGCGATGATTCTCAAGAGGGTGCTGATCGGGAGGCCTCGATACGCGTAATGGCGAGTCTTGGTAACCTTGGGTGGCGTGATCGTGTTGAGTCTTCCTGGTCTCAAAGCTTAGAAGGAGCAATCTTTTGTAGCTTAAAGTTCCGCAGGTCTGAGAACTCGTGGATCGCTTCTCCAGTTCGCTGGCAGAAGATGCTCTACTTGCTTCTTAGTAAACGGAATGTGAGTCCTCAAGAAGTGATGCAGTTTGAACGGGAGGTAAGGCATCTTCAGGTGGACATTATCGAACCAATTAGGCGTTGGTTCGTTCAGAAGATGCGTTCTGCCGATGGGGGTTCGGTAGAAATTGTTGCGTGAAAGCGCAACAATCTCAGTGCGACAGAAGGAGTCGCACGCCTAGGGCAAACTTACTATTTGCCCCCTATCTATTGACTGAATGGATGGGAAAGAAAGCTCAAACAAAGGGAAAAGCCGTTTTGGCAAACTCAAACGCGTCATCCAAGAAGGAGAGCGCCTCGAACAAAGGCGACTCCAGCGGAAAGATGGCGGGGATGATGTTAGCAAAGGAACACGGCGTATCGCAACTCGAGCTGGAAATGCTGGAAAAGCTTTCCGGGCTCTTGGAGCGTTCGTCAAAGGACCTACTGGATGGCAAGACCCCAAAGGAGGAGCAAGCGGAGGAGCAAAGTTGGATGTCATGGGGACTGGAAGCGTTGAAGGAGTACGGCCCACTACTAAAGGAAGTGGGGACAGCAATAGCAGAAATGCTGTAGCTGGAATATTCCGAGAACCACGCATTAAGAATCCAAAGACAGCCATCTATGCAATCCCGCGCAAGCAAAATGGATCTGACCGTGTCGCACACGTGCTTAGCAAAACTGGGAAGATTGTTGGTGTAGTGCCTGTACATTATAGGCAACCTACTAATAGCGATCATGCTCGTCTTCATCCGAAGGTGAGCAATCTCCGGCCTAAACTCAATGAATTGGGTGGTGGTGGAGTCCCTCTTGCGCAAGGCTCCGTGTACGAGGGCGGACAAGCGGAACAGTTCGAATATATGACAAAGCAAGGGCGTTCTGTGCGATCGGTTGGGCAAATGTATCTTCAAACACTTTACTCAGGTGGACAAAATAATGAGGCTGGACAGCGAATACTGTTTCAGCCGATTTTACCAGCTGCGTTGGGTGGACCATTGGAGTTGTTAGCTCAAGCTTTCGAACAACACAAAGTGCATAAGCTGCGTTTTATTTATGTTCCTGTCTTGCCTGCCACGAGTTCAGGTGCCATTGCTATGTATTTTCGCAACGACGTCTTTACGCCCAATGTGGATACTGGTCTTGATGAGTTGCGCCATGCAGGCACTCATGCAGCGTTTTGTCAAACGCAAGTGTGGGAGCCAGCAGTGCTCGATGTCAAACCAGAAGACGCTATCAATAAATACTTTAATGAGACGGATGGATCTTTCCAACTGTCTATGCAAGGTGTTTTTCAGGTGCTTACTGCTTCGGATATTACTTCCGTTGCTGGCACTATTGGTAATGTCTATCTGGAGTATGATATTGAGTTCTTTGGTGAGGAACTCGATTACAATGAAGGTACCACATATGCTGGTGAGATGTTGTTGGTTTTCAATGGTGTCCCACATACTGCTGGTGATTACAACTATGCTATATTCGGATTCGTTGGAACCCCGGCTCCTGCTGCCACCAATTTTGTACTTGACGCTGCTGCTGCACCGCCGAGTGCGGATTATCTGTTCTTTGGATGGATAACCCTGGTCAATTTTACATCACCGTCTACTACGTCTGTACCACAGTTCAGCACGAATGAAGATCCAAACCTTTACAACTTTGCGGTTGGACAGGGCTTCTATCTTGCCCCTGTTGACGCTGCGACTGGTGACCCCCCCAATTACTTCAATGGGAATTTGGGTGGTGTTTTGTGTACGGGTCCTCCTGATCCTACTGCCCAGGATGGTGAAAGCAAGAACTCTGTGATTATATACTTTCCTGCAACTGGTACTTGGTCCGGTAATATCGAATTTCGCGTGCAAGCGATGCCTTTAGCTGATTGAGTGATCTAAGTAGAACGGTTTCCAGAACCATAAACTGAGGCGTTTGATGATACGCTTTAATAATTGTCCCCGTGTATAGGAGTTTCGCGCTGGGTTATGCGCGACTCTGGGTTCTGATGGAATGTAGGAAAGGAAAACTACTACCCGCTTCAGATGAAAGTTCTTCTTGTGAATGCCGACTCGCGGAGTTTCACAAGGTGAGTAAACACGTTAAAACAGTCGCATGGTGTCCTGCGGATTACAAGTTGCACCGGCCTTGAGGAAAGGCCTTAATCTAACCTTGTTTCGGTTTTATGGGTCGCATATGCATGCTTGTAGTGCATTCCCCCGAAGTTTTACTTTAGTAGTTAAAGACAGAACTTGCGTGTGACGTACACGCTATATAAAGGTTACGTCTAAAGTGTTGGCTCTTATTGAACCATCATGGGAGATACATCATCGAGTATCCGC